AACAGCTTGAAAGAATGTTTGGGCCACTACATGAACGAGATTCATATAGTAATGGAACCAACAGTAATGAGATACGGCTCTTTAGATATGGCCTTACTCCCTTGGATCTGCCAAGACAATTACGAACAGTCAATGCGTTTTATCCGTAATTGCAAAGCAGATTGGTTAGGAGCTCATCTTGAGCTAAACGGCTTTGAGATGATGAAAGGCGTAACTAACACTCATGGTATGGATCCAAAAATCTTTAACAAATTTGAACAAGTGATCACTGGTCATTATCATGTAGGTTCTAAACAGAACAACATATGGTACCTTGGTTCTCAACTTGAATTCTTTTGGTCAGACGCTGGTGACAAGAAATATTTCCATGTACTTGACACAGAGACTCGTGTTATGGAAAAAATACACAATCCACACACGTTATTTCAAAAAATCTTTTACGACGATGAAAAAACCGATTATAACGAATATGATCTTTCTTCTATTGACAAACAATTTGTAAAAATAACTGTAATAAATAAAAATGACGGGTTTACATTCGATCGATTTGTTGATAGAATACAAAATAAGGATATACACGAACTTAAAATTTCTGAAAACTTTAGTGAGTTTATTGGAAATTCAGTAGATGACGAAGGTTTACGCGTAGAAGAAACTTCTGAATTGGTTGATGACTATATTGATGGCGTTGAAACTGAATTAGATAAAGATACAATTAAAATTCAAATGCGTGAATTGATGACAGAGGCCCAAGCTTTAGAGATAGTATGATAGTATTTAAAATGGTTCGGTATAAGAATTTCCTTTCAACTGGGAATTCTTTTACCGAAATTGACTTATATAAAAACAAACACACACTGGTTGTGGGGCACAATGGTTCAGGCAAATCTACTATGCTTGATGCTATATCGTTTGGTTTGTTTGGTAAACCTCACCGCGGCATTAAAAAAGATCAATTGATAAATTCGATTAATAAAAAAGCTTGCTTAGTTGAAGTAGAATTCTCAGTAGCTAATTCTGATTTTAAAATTGTGCGTGGTATTAGACCTGTTATTTTTGAAATTTGGCGTGATGGTAAAATGATTAATCAATCATCACACGCTAAAGAGTACCAGAAGATCCTTGAACAAAACATTTTGAAGCTTAACCATAAAAGCTTTCACCAAGTAGTTGTTTTAGGTTCCTCCTCTTTTGTACCTTTTATGCAACTTCCTGGCGGCCACCGTCGAGATGTGATCGAGGATCTTCTGGACATTAACGTATTTTCTCGTATGAATCAATTGTTGAAAGAGAAAACTTCTCTTCTGAAAGACAAAGTAAAAGAGACTACTTACAATCTTGACATACTAAGAAATAAAATTGGTACTCAGAAAAATTATATTAAAGATGTAAAGCTATTAACGGATCACGCCATTGCTGATAAGAAAGAATCTCTCCAAGCCCATGCCGCTGAGATCGACGAAATCCAAGAAAGAAATCATGACCTGTCAAGGGAAATTGATGAAAAGGGCCCTGAAAACGAAGTTACACTCAAAAAGCTTCACGATAAAAAGCAAACACTTTACCAATACTCACATCAATTTAATACGCAAAGCGCCCAAGTCGCAAAAGACGCTAAATTTTACGAAGACAACACTAATTGCCCGACATGTTCCCAGGATATTAGTTCAGTACTCAGAGAAACCAAAATAGACTCNGCTAAAAATAAAGCGAGGGAACTTAAATCTGCCATGGATAAGCTCATTGAAGAGTCGACTAATCTTGAAGAAAATATGTCAGCTGCAAACATTATTTTTGAAGACATTAGAAATAAACAATCAAATATACATAATAACAATAACACGATTAGTAGGTTACAGACGCAGATACGAAGTATCGAAGAGGACCTTGCCACCACGGCTGTGGCAGATCTTACGAGAGCACAAGCAGAATTAGAAAACTTTCAGTTTGACGAAAATAGTTTCTTAGATAATAAACTTAAGCTTATGGAGCAATCTAACTACAATAGTGTTATGGGTGAAATGCTAAAAGACACTGGTATTAAAACCAAAATCATAAAGCAATATTTACCTGTTATAAATAAACTCACCAACCAGTACTTAGACATTTTAGATTTCTTTGTACATTTTAATCTAGATGAAAGCTTTTCAGAAACTATACGATCTAGGCACAGAGATGAGTTTACATATGATTCTTTTAGTGAAGGAGAAAAACAGAGGATAGATCTATCATTGTTATTTACATGGAGGCACATAGCTAACATGAAAAATTCAGTATCTACCAATCTTTTGATATTGGATGAAACATTTGATTCTTCTTTAGATCATGAAGGTATCGAAAATTTGTTAAAAATATTGTATACTCTTGGTGAACAAACTAATGTATTTGTTATTTCTCATAAAGGAGAAGTTCTAGATAATAAGTTTGACAATAAATTGGAATTTAAAAAAGAAAAAAACTTTAGCAAAATGGTAGCTTAAGGGTTTACAGAGCAGCAAATATGATGTATAATAAACTATATTCTAACGACGAGGTTACATAATGGAATTAAATGAAAATACTCTAAGCGTACTTAAGAATTTCTCTAGTATTAATCCTAATATTATAATTCGAGAAGGTACAACAATTAAAACAATAAGTGAGGCTCGCAACGTATTTGCGCATGCTTCAGTTACCGAAGACTTTCCAAAAGCCTTTGGTGTATATGATCTAAACGAATTTATTGGTGTTCTTAGCCTAGTAGATAGTCCTCAACTAAAATTTGAAGATAGCTATGTTATTGTGTCTGATTCCACCGGTAGATCTAAAGTCAAGTACTTCTACTCTGCAGAAGAAACACTAACTACTCCCACCAAAGACGTGACAATGCCTGTTGTTGACGTGTCGTTTGAGTTAACTAATGAAACACTCAATAAGCTAAAACGCGCAGCTTCAACTCTTGGCCACGAAGAAGTATCTATTCGCGGTGTGGATGGTGTCTTAGAATTATCAATAGTTGATAGCAAAAATTCAACGTCAAACGTTTTTTCAATAGATGTTGATGGTGAGTTCCCCAGTGATGTCACATTTAATTTTATAATGAACATCGCTAACCTAAAAATCCTGCCTGGCGACTATGCTGTAGGTATTTCTTCTAAACTTATTTCTGAGTTTAGCCATAAAGAAATGAACGTAAAATACTGGATTGCATTAGAAAAATCCTCAACATTTGGAGTATAAATGGGTTCTCAAGAACTTTACACACAACTGCGTGATAACGCGAACAAAGCCAGTAGGAGCGTAGTAGCAGTTATTGATGCTATGACTCAACGCGGTGCTTTTAAAGGAGAAGAACTCTCCACTATTGGTCAACTCAGGGATCAATGTATTTTCATTATTCAAACTTCTGAGCAAATCGAGCAAGAAGAAGCAATGGAAACTCAAGAAGAAGAGACTGATAAGAAATAATAGTTTACATTAACTGATTTTTTTGATATAATATTTGTAATGGAGAATGTAAACTATGTCTAATGACTTCCTTTGGGTTGAAAAATATCGACCCCAGACTGTGGCTGACACTGTTTTGCCACAGTCTCTAAAAAACAATCTACAGTCAATTGTTGACAAAGGCGAAATGCCTAACATGCTATTTAGTGGCACCGCTGGTTTAGGTAAAACCACAGCGGCTGTTGCTATGTGTAAACAACTTAATTTAGATTATATTGTTATTAACGCATCTAAAAGCGGCAATATCGATACACTTAGAACCACACTACAGCAATTTGCTAGTACTGTATCTCTTCAAGGCGGGTACAAAGTTATCATCCTTGACGAAGCAGATTATCTTAATGCTCAATCAACTCAGCCAGCTTTACGCGGATTCATCGAAGAATTTTCAAACAATTGCCGATTTATTCTTACTTGTAATTTCAAAAATCGTATTATTGAACCTTTGCATTCTAGATGTGCTGTATTTGAATTCAACACGAGCAAAAAAGATCTACAGCCATTGTGTGCGGACATGATGAAGCGTATCACTACTATTTTAAATGATGAAGGGGTGGGTTATGATCAATTAGCTATTGTCGATTTGATTATGAAATACGCTCCTGACTGGAGACGTGTTTTAAACGAACTACAGCGGTATTCTATTGCTGGTCACATCGATAGTAGTATAGTTCAATCTAAAGCTGATGGATTCAACGATCTATTTACTTTTCTTAAAAATAAAGATTTTAAGAAAATGCGTCAATGGGTATCTAATAATATTGATACAGACGCTTCATCTATCTTTCGTGGCATATACGATCTAATGTACGACAAAATAGCACCACAAAGCATTCCACAAGTAGTTCTTATTCTTGCTGATTATCAATACAAAAATGCTTTTGTGGCTGATCATGAATTAAATGTTGTAGCTTGTATGACGGAGATTATGGCCAATGTCGAATTCGTATAGTCCATTTGATTTTTTGAATGCAATTAATTATACTAAAAAAGACATTATGGTTGATGACATTGCTGAAGAAAAATACAGTGCCTTTATGGTAAACCGAGGGTTATCTTATTTTCAAGACACAGTTTGTATAGCTAACGAAATGAATATTAACCACCATCTAGACTCGCGTTTACAAAACGATTTTCTTATAAATATAATTAGAAAGAAGAAACGATTCTCAAAATGGAATAAGCCTGAGGTCGTTAGTGATTTGGAAGTAGTCAAGGAATATTATGGTTATAGTAATGAAAAAGCTAAAACAGCCTTGTCCCTTCTTACCAAAGAACAATTAGTTATATTGAAGAAGAAGGTATATAAAGGTGGACGAAAATAATATAGTAGAATGGACACCAGCTTCTATGCTGGAAGTTACACTCAACGAGCCAGACGACTTTCTTAAAGTAAGAGAAACGTTAACTCGCATCGGTGTTGCATCCCGAAAAGACAATAAACTTTATCAGTCATGTCATATATTACATAAGCAAGGCAGATATTTTATTGTTCATTTTAAAGAATTATTTTTACTAGATGGAAAGAAATCTAATCTAGAAGAAAACGATTTAGCTCGTAGAAATACAATTGCTCAACTTATGAGTGATTGGGGTTTAATATCAATTGAATCGAAAAACAATTTAACTGAATTAGCACCTCTACGCCAAATAAAAATTATTTCTTTTAAAGACAAAGACAGTTGGAACTTGTGCCCAAAATATAATATTGGCAACAATAAAAATTAATTTCTGCCTATGTACTTTTAACGATTAGTTATTATATATACTATAGTGATGCGGAATACTCCGGTCACACATCAATCTTGCTTGCTCAAAAGGAGATAACAATGACAGGCTTACACACACTATTCCCTCGATCATCTTTCGTTGGTTTTGATCATCTGTTCAATGAACTAGAATGGACAGCTAAACATGCTCAAGACCACTACCCCCCGCATAATATTATTAAACAAGGCGATGAGCAATATCTTATCGAACTTGCGGTTGCGGGATTTACACAGGAAGAGATCTCAGTAGAAGTTAAAGATAGAACTTTGACTGTAAAAGGAGAGCATGTGTCTAAAGGGAGAGAATTTATCCATCGTGGCATTTCGACAAAGAAATTTAAGCGAACCTTTAGGCTGTCCGAACATGTAAATGTAAACGGAGCAGATATTCAGGATGGTATTCTGGCAATTGAATTGCAGTATCTCATTCCAGAAGAAATGCGTCCTCGTAAA